AGGCACTGCGGCAGGTAAGCAGCATGTGGCTCAACCTAAGAAAGTTGCCAAGAAAGTAAAAAGGTTTAGAACGTAATGGCTAAGAAGATGTGTCCTAAATGTAAAGGTAAAGGCTGCTCACATTGTGGTGGGACAGGCTATCACAACAACATGAATCAAGGTGGAATGATGAACGAAGGTATGAAAGCTTTAAAGAAAGAAGCACCAGAAGTAGCTAAGAAGATGGGCTACGGCTATGGTGGTATGACTAAGAAGAAGTCAGGCATGATGGGTGGCGGTATGGCTAAGAAGCGTATGGGCTATGTACATGGTGGTTTGGCTTGTGGTGCAGATAACCCACCTGAACGTCCAATCAAGAAGAGTAAGTAATGAAGTTCTATCATAAGTATCAAGAAGCACTAGAAGCTAAAGGTTATCGTGTAGACGAGCATGGCTACGTGTGGGATGAACGTGGTAACCAAGCTGCAGGTGAAGACAACTACGGTAACGTACAAAGTAAAGACCCTAACGTAACAGCTATCTGTCAAGAAGCTGAAGCAGCTATGACTGCAACACCTAAGCCACGTGCTAAGAAGAAAACTAAGAAAGAGGAGACTGAAGTTGTTGAGACTCTGGAGATGGTACGAGCACGTGACGAGAATGGACACTTCATCGCTGATGATCCCTCTACACCTGATGTGAATGAGGCTTGGGTAGTTAAGACTGTCAAGAAGGTAGTTAAGAAGTAATGACATTAGTTACGCAGGGTAAACCTTCACGTAAACGTTCTGTGTGGGGTCACAATAATGGCACCACAACAGAAGATGTATATACTTGCCCTGCTAACTGTAGTGCAGAGGTTGTTTATATTATTGTAAATAACTCTGGTTCTAGTACTAACAGTGTTAGCATTAAGTGGTATGATACGTCTGAAACTTATGCATCTGGTTTTGTAGAAGGTAAAAGCTTAAATGCTGGAGACTTCCTAGAGTTTCAAGGTATGGAGCTTGTACTTGAGCCAGGTGACAGGATTCAAGTTACCCCTGTTTCAGCAGGGCATATTGATAGTATTGTCACTGTAGTAGAAACGTTTATCCCTGTTGGCTAGCACCCAGCGCATAGCGGGTATTCCAAATAAGTAATAGTAAAGGCCCACGATTTAAGTAAAACTATATGTGTTTCCGTTAACATAAGGAGTACATATAATGGAACTAGTAATTTCTGAATCACGTATGTGGGCCACTAATTTTAAGGCATGGCTAGTAAAAGTATTTAACGCTTTTATTGAGTCACGTCAAAAAGAAGCGAATCGTCGTATTGCTATGATGCAACTTAGCGCAATGACAGATCGTGAGCTTAACGACATTGGCATCGGACGTGGAGACATTCGTAGAGTCGTAAACGAAGACTAATAGTCCGTCAAGAAGGAGAGGCTTGTGGACCCAGTAACTATTATAAGTGGGGCCACTGTTGCCTTTAATGCCCTGAAGAAAGGCTTTGCAGTCGGTAAGGACTTACAAGACATGCATGGTCAGCTAACTAAGTGGGCTGGCTGTATGTCCGATTTAGGTCAGGCTGAGAAGCAAGTTAAGAACCCCCCTTGGTGGAAATCGCTAGGAAGTTCTGTAGAAGCTGAGGCTATGGAAGTTTTTGCAGCTAAGCGTAAGGCAGAGTCCATGCGCAAAGAGCTAAAGGACTACATAAGTTTCACAATGGGGCCATCCGCTTGGGATGAACTAGTGGCTACGGAAGCCAAGATACGTAAACAGAAGAAGGAACAAGAGTACCGTAAAGCTGAACTACAAGAAGCTATTATAACTTGGACAGTAACAAGTTTTCTTCTTGCATTAGGTTTTGGTATTATGGGTTTCATATTATACATGGTGGCATAATGGCTAGACAACTAACAGAAAACCAACAACGATTCTTAGAAGTCCTGTTTGATGAAGCAGGGGGTGACGTAGTTGCCGCTAAGAAGCTGGCAGGGTATAGTGAGACAACTAGTACAGGAGCCATCGTAGAGGCACTTAAAGATGAGATCGCAGATAAGACACGTACTTACTTTGCTCGTACTGCGCCCAAGGCTGCTATGGCTATGGTTGGTGCTCTACATGACCCTACTGAACTAGGTATCCGTGATAAGATGTCAGCAGCTAAAGACTTGCTTGATCGTGCAGGACTTGGTAAAGTAGATAAGATTGACGTAGGGTCAAGCAGTGGTGGGGTGTTTATCCTGCCATCCAAGGAAGGTAAGAACGAGTAAGTATGAACCGTGAATCTTTGGGGTATTGGGAGTTACCCAAGCCACACAAAGGTGAAGAGAGACAGTGGCACGTAATAGCCAGAACAACACGCACCGTGCCTTTCGGATACAGAGTACACCCTGATAACGATAAACTATTAGAACCCATACCAGATGAACTAGAAGCTTTAGAGCTTGCAAAGAGGCACCTAAAGCAGTATGGTTACAGAGAAGTAGCTATATGGTTATACCGACAGACTGGTAGATATATCTCACATATGGGTTTAAAGAAAAGGGTAGACATTGAGCGAAGACGTAAGAAAGCAGCTACAATTAAACGCAAGCTTGCCAAGCGGCTCGAAGAAACGTTACAGGAAATCCAGAAGCTCGAAGAAGAAAGCATCGGAGCCTACCGTATCATCGAACCAAGAGACTAGCGGTCCTGACCCTATAATTGTAAAACCTGCAGAAGTAAAAGCTCCTGAGTTTGACGTTGACACTGCACAAGAAGTAGTGTTTAAACCTAACCCAGGACCACAGACAGACTTCCTAAGCGCATCTGAAAGGGAAGTATTGTATGGTGGGGCGGCTGGTGGTGGCAAATCCTATGCGATGCTAGCTGACCCACTACATGGTTTAAATGACCCTAACTTCAGTGGTCTACTAGTTCGACATACTACGGAGGAACTACGTGAACTTATTCAGAAAAGCCAAGAGCTATATCCTAAAGCCGTTCCAGGTATTAAGTGGTCTGAAAGAAAAAGTCAGTGGATTAGTCCACGAGGTGGTAGACTTTGGATGTCGTACTTGGACAAAGACATGGACGTTACTCGTTACCAAGGTCAAGCGTTTAACTGGATCGGGTTCGACGAATTAACACAGTGGCCTACCCCTTATGCTTGGGACTACATGAGGTCACGTCTACGTAGTGCACACAGTAGCAACTTAGGGTTGTATATGCGTGGTACTACAAACCCTGGAGGTGCTGGACACCAATGGGTTAAAAAGATGTTCATTGACCCAGCGCCATCTAATGATGCATTCTGGGCTACAAACATAGAAACAGGGGATACTATTACATTCCCTAAAGGCCACAGCAAAGAGGGCCAACCACTATTTAAACGCAGGTTCATTCCTGCTAGTCTGTTTGACAACCCTTATCTAGCAGACACTGGTGACTACGAAGCAATGCTTCTATCTCTACCAGAGCATCAACGTAAACAGTTGCTTGAAGGTAACTGGGACATCAATGACGGAGCAGCTTTCCCTGAGTTCAATAGACGCATACACGTTGTGGAGCCTATCGACATCCCTGACTCATGGCCTAAGTTTAGAGCTTGCGACTATGGTTACGGCTCCTATACAGGAGTACTCTGGTTCGCTGTCGCACCGACTGAACAGTTGGTTGTCTACAGAGAGCTTTATTGTTCTAAGGTTACGGCTTTTGATCTAGCTGATATGGTGCTAGAAGCGGAAGCAAACGATGGCACTATTAGATACGGCGTGTTAGACTCGTCCCTCTGGCATAAAAGAGGAGATACTGGCCCGTCACTAGCAGAGCAAATGAACATGAAAGGTTGTCGCTGGAGGCCTTCTGATCGCTCTCGTGGCTCAAGGGTTGCAGGTAAGAACGAGATTCACCGCCGTTTGCAGGTGGATGAGTTCACTGAAGAGCCAAGGCTGGTGTTCTTCTCCACCTGCACGAATACTATAGCGCAGATACCTAGTATACCGCTAGACAAGAAGAACCCTGAAGACGTGGACACTAATGCTGAAGATCACTTGTATGACGCATTACGCTATGGTATAATGACTAGACCACGTAGTTCAATCTGGGACTTCAATCCTGCAAAACAACACTCTGGCTTTCAAGCGTCAGACTCAACATTCGGGTACTAAATAATGGCAGAAATAGACGATCTATCCTTTGAGACAGATGAAGTAGTCGCTGCAGAAGAGCAAGAAGACACTCTGTTTGACAACGTGAGCAGTGTTGTTACTTATGTAAATGAAC